CTGCTGCGTTCGTTAGTTCTAGGACTAACGTGAACCTATGCCCCTGGGCATTCTAGTAGCTTTCGCCACTATCGTGTCCGGACCCAGCCTCCTTAAGGTTCCCATCGCGGGAAATGCTTGGGAGGCCAGAAGCCTCTGCGTGGACGAACGACCTCCACCGGGTGGTAACCAATTGGTCCCGTACCCGACATAGTACGTCCAGGTTGTCGCGTAGCCCGATACAGCGCCTCTCGGCGCCACACCGGAACTTCCTACGCCTAGCAGGGCGGCAGCCAGCTGAACTCCACCAGAAAAACGTTCTAGGGGGTAACGCCAACCAACGGGTGACCAGGTTTTAACTTGGTCGATGCCAGTATATCGGCATTCTCGTCGGATCCACTTCGATTCTTTGTCGTGGATAACGGTGTCTCCCAGTTCTTCTGGGCCTCGATGTGTACGGATTGCTGCGGGGATATTGTCAAGGGCGGAAAACCATGCCGCTCGGTAGTATCCCAACGGCCCAAAGCGTAGCTGGCTATTCCTAGCAGCACGGCGCAGGCCATTTGCAACAGTGATCCAGTGTTGCGGTTCATGAGGTTCGATCTCCAATGTGTAAGGCCTGACGGCCAGTCCCAAGAAGAAATCGCCCCCACATGATTCGCGAAACACCCCAGTCGAGAAAGTTTTACGGGAGTTTGGCTCAAAGCCAAAGAACCGGAGTGCCGCTAAAACATCAGCAGCACACTCCGTCGGTACGATGATGTCATCACCATACACATTAACGTCCCAATCCTGCGAGGGTCCTACTGCGACTTTTGAAATCGCTGCAAAAACCAGGGTCTCGAGTTCGAAAGTGAACCCGTTTCCCATCGAGGAGAACTTCTCTAACAGATACCACCCATTTCTGAGTGTTGCTCCCTTCCTCTGGCCGCTCACGCGGGTAAGAGGAGATCGTAGGGAGTCGAGGAGGTCGTGCCATTCCTGTGGTAGTAGTAATTCCACGAGGCGGCGTGCGACTGTATCGCTAGCGTTGCTCAAATCTATCGTCGCGTGAGAGCCAACCAGGCTCCCGCTACACGCAAGTTCTTTGTGTAGCAGTTCGGACTTCCCTCCTTCCAGAAGGAGACCCCAACATTCACGAAGACGGCGCCGGATATGACGCCCCACCCCTAGCTGCATCCAGACGTTTCCGCCTGGTTCCACCCCGATGTTTCGGTCCGTGGACGCGGTCTTTGGGACGGTGTCCCATCGATTTCCGCGCGAAGCAACTGAAGGTTTCGATTTGTAGTACCCCGACGAGTCACGATTGCTCCATTCCCAGATAGTATCTTGGTAGTGGTAGCGAAAAAGTGGCTCAGCCGCCGGAGTAACAGCGGATGTATACGTAAGTTTATGACACACCGTCAAGGTGTCCGTACTTGCGTATGTCGGCGACTCGAAAGTTGCACCATTTCCGAACTTCGGCTCAACCCGCGAAGGGATTGGACCGAGCAAGGCAGCTATCATTTTCTTTACACGGAGGATAAATTCATAAACCCGCGCATCGTCCAGGTGGTCGAAAACCATTTCTGGACCGATGAAACGACTGAGCCTTAAGTTCGTCAGGCCGCACAGTTTTTCACATGCGAGCCAATTCTGAGCAGCAACTTGCTTCGTGTCCACCCCGGCCGGAAGGCCTGGGTATTTACGGAGGAAGTCTGACGCCTGCCGGTCCCGAAGGTATCGGTCGGCGCCAATCGAGCTGTCAAAATAGTGTGCAGGATCGACAGATAGTTGCATCATCTGATCCCACTCCCCATGCCGCATTAAGATTTCTGCGGTGAGACTACGGGGCGTGTCGAGGGCTACAAATAACTTAGTAGCCAAAAGCCTGACATTTGCGTCAAGAAGCTTCTTCTTGGTTGCCATAGGAATTGCTCCAGATAGGCGGTTGATGACTCAGGTTCAGAAAGACGTGCCCGACTTAGGTCGGGGCAAAACCATCCTTCATGGACTGGCGGATAAGGGCTGATACCAAGAGGTTGCCGAACTGCGAGATCGCCTCGTTGACGATGGCGGTATCGAAGTTGGTACCCACGGTAAGATTCAGCTCCATCGGGATAACCCCGATTTTTGTTTCGACGCCGGCCACCGTCTGAAAGACGGGGTAGGCGTACGAGATCCGCTCAACTCGGGCGTTACGCTTCGAGTTGTTCTGAGTGAGCATCTTGAGGGTCGGACGGTGGGCCGGGATCGAGCTCACGGTATCTGAGCGCCACAACGCAGCGACAGTGTCGCCAGCGGAGGGCACAAGGGCCGTGTACACGATATCGGTGGTTCCATCGTTCTTCTTGACAGTGATGTTTGCAATATTTGCCATGTTGATTTCCTTTCCAGGATGGTTTCGGGTTACCCCTTAGTAAAAATAGAAACAAGCAGCGAGATTGCCGTTGCTCCACGGGTTATTGCAAGACCTGACGGAACGATCACACGTAGCGAGGGTCCAGGTAAGTTCACGAGCGTTTTTCGGTTGGTAAAACCACCGCTGCACGTGTACTCCTGGAGCTGCCACATGGACGGGTTAGAGGAGTTAAGGCTTGCGCCTTCCTCATACCTACCAGTGAACTTGGTATACCGAGTCACAAATGCCTTTGATTGCGCTACTCCTACAAAATCCGTCATACCATTCAACGTTTTGCCGATGTTGACAAACCAGTCGACAATGAAGCTAAACGGTACAACAGCCCACGCAATCGCTAGCGGGTTGACCAGACCCAGTTGGTTAGCAAGGAAATGATTTGGGTTCGTGACCGTAATCTGACATCCGATCTGGACGCAGACACGGCCCGTCACCTCATAATCTGTCTTGCTGCCGTACGCCTGAATACTACTTTTGGGCGTGGCATATTGGGCCGAGAATTTCTGGCTACCCTTCCCCTTCAATGTAATCGGCTGCCAGAAGGCAGATCCGACCAACACTTCCAAGGAGTTATAGATATCCCCAACAAGTGGGGCCCAACCTAACCAGTACTCCAACCACAGCGAGGAGGCATCTTTTGGACGCGTCCAGCTGGTGTTTTCGTGCCTCTTCTTCGGCCTAGTTCCAAGAAAGTAAAGGAACGCCCTAAACTTACCCCTCTTCAGTGCCGTATAGGCACTTCCGAGACGGCGAGAGCGGTCGATGATCATCTTGATGGCCTCCCGGCCCTCAGCGATTGAGGTTCCAAGCTCGCTTTGGGGGATCACACCACCCGTATCCCACAATTGTGCGTAAGCACGATTGTAGGCGATCTGATATTGCGCGGACGATTCAAGGTCATAAAATGTTTTAACCTTGGTGATCGCCGCATTCAGATCACAACTTATCGGGGCGGGGGATCCTAGCTTAATCGTTCGTTTTTCGTGCCCGTAGGTCTCGCAGAAGTACGCGAGGGGCAACGTTCGATCAGCTAATGGCACCTGCGACCGGCACGTCCGGTTGTGCTGCCACCATGGTTTCCCAAGGGTGTAGTACGTACGGTTCTTGGCTTTGGTCACAATGGCCATTTCGGGTCTCCATGTAGTACAAGGCTAGGATCCTTGCGGGTCCTGTTCACAGCCATGCGGGTAACCGCAGACCGGCGTTGCACCGGACTATACTGCAACACGAACCCCAGGTCGGTGGTTCGTATCGAAGGCGTGCCATCACTGGCATGACCTTGAACACAGACATGGCTGGCGCCTCGAGACCAGTCAAAGGAGAAGTCGAGTGCAGGGGTTCCACCCCACATCCGATTTATGTAATCCTGCCTGGAACGGCAAGTTAACACTTTTGCGATTTTCATGCAAAATCTCCTATGACGAGTAACGAGGAGCCAGC